CTGATCATTGGGCTCAAACAAGAATGTCTTGCCGATTTCTTGCAGGCGACCACGTACAAATGCTATCAAACGTGCCACGTTGATTCTATCCAACGCAGTGCTAGCTCCTTGTGTGGTCTTGTTACCAAAGTTGGTGATACCGATACCAGGCACGAATGTGATCGGGTTGATATTGGCTGTGTACAGCACGTCGCGCAGACCTTGATTCACACCTATGGTCACAAATTCACCGGTAGTAGCATTGATGTAACCAATTCTTGCAGCGTTGTCGATCACACCACGGCGTGTACCAGCAGGTGCCAACCATGGATAAGCCACTTCATCACTGCGAATCACTGTGCGGATCATCATGTGGCTTGGTGGTTGTACCACTGCTGAGCCACTCAGATCTGTGGTCTGGCAGCTGGGATAGAACACACCCACATAAGGATCAGCTGTGGTCAAGCCATCTTGAGTGCTGAGTCCTGCACCACTGTTATTGGTAGCCCAAGCCTGCAAAGTTGTGGCATCGGCTGCTAGACGCAATGGTGTATCACCTATAACAAACGCAGTGTCATTGCGATCGTTGTTGAGTGTGATCATGTTGGTGATCAATTCAGGGTACTGTGGACAAGCAATAAGATTGAACTGACGCTGTTCTTCACGTAGTTCAGTAGAGCTGTCTATGGCAGATTTCAATGCTGCCACTATCAAAGCACGCTGAGATTGACGACCCATGTATGGCGCACCATTGGATTTGTTGCCCGATGCTGTGACCCAGGCATTGGTCACTGTGGGCAGAGTATCATCTGGGAATGTGGTTGAGTTAAAGTAGTCAACTTGGAAACTCTTGACATTGAATCCTGAACGTCGTGTGTTCCACAGCAGTGTACCTTGTGGATACAGCGTGGGATCAGGTGCATCAAGATCCAAATAGTTACTGGTCAACAAGCTGCTGATAGTGGGAATACTTGCTGTGATGGGATCTGTGGTACCATTTGGTGCCCAGCGAGCATCAGCAAACAAAATACCATTGCTGGTGGTTTGATCTGTGTTGTCGATCAACACCCACTGCAAGTTACCATTCACATCTTGCCAGCGATACAGCATGGGATAGTTTTCTAGATCTGAAGTATCGATCCAGAGATCGCCTTCTACCAGGGCACTGGCTGCGCTGTCGTTCTGTGTGGTTGGTGCAGTTGCTGAAAAGATTGGTCCGGATGCATTTGTCAAGCTCAAATTATATCCACGCACATCGTTGGTAACGTTTTGATAACCGTACCAGGCGCCGTCATCTTGTATCATGATATCAGCCTGATTAGTGGCGCTGTAGTACCACAGGCGACCATCTACTGGATCCTGATACGGCGCAGTGTTGCTGGCCGCGTATGTAAACCAAGGTTGCTGCACAAATGGGCTCAATATCAAGATGGTGCTACTAACACGGATGACACCTTCCACTGATGAATTGAATCCTGCTGTGGTCACTGGAATACCCACTACGTTTGTCAATGTGATGGTGCCACCTGCAGAATGAGTGAAAACGATGGCTCCATCGCTGTTGACGCTGGCACTGACATATGGCACATTTGCAGCACTCACAGCCGCGATAAAGTCACTCACCGTGGTTCCCAGCAATGTGGCAGTGACCGGGCTGGTCAAAGTTGGGGAGCCTGGCTGTGATGCTGATATAGTAAACGTGTTACCAGATACAAACGGTCCAGGGCTGGTGTCATCACCTGTGACCACCGTGGCTCCTGCCACTTGCTTTTCATAAATTTCCAAACCAGATATTGGAGATAAAGCAAAAGTTGGGTCTGTCCTAGCAATAGTAGTGCCAACTGGAATATTGAGACCGCCTCCTGATGGATCCAGTTCATATATTCCGTTGTAGATACTTGGGTAAATGTTACAGCTTTGCTGAATCCAGGTAGCCAGTGCAGCACTGTATTTTTTGACAACCAGATTGGCACCAAGATTCACGTTGTTGATTTTTTGCCAAACACTGCCGGTTGGTTCTGGTTGAGTATCTGTACTTCTCCAACGCGGAGCCTGATAACTGTATCCAGTAAAGAATTCTGGAGCATAGTAGGTGCTGCCAGCTGTGATGCCCAACGAGGTCAAGGTGCTTCCCACACCATTGGTCAAAATAACCGCGCCTGTACCTGCGGTGCTGCCATCAGCTGTGGCAGTGCTCTTGCAATAAATGTTCAGCTTGCCATCTATCACGGCACTATACACACCAGTGATGGCTGCGGTATTGATAGCATTGCTGAGTCCTGTGACTGTGGGTGTACCTGAAGGTACAGTGACCACTGTGCCATTGATGATGATGGTGTCGTTGCCTACCAAGCTGGTTGGGGCCAAAGTACCTGTAACTGTGGGCCAAGCTGTTTTCCAATCATCGCTGCCTACTGCCACCCAAGTATTGTACAAGTCACTGAGATAGGTGGAACTTGTTTGGGTAGAGGTGGGACCGCCACGCTTGAAATAAGCAGGATTATGCACATCATCTGTGACAGGATCAGCCAAGGTCACCACCGCATAATCACCAATGCTGCCCAAAGTTTGCACAGGCGTATCAGAGCCAGATTGTAAATCTGCGCTGTTGGTTATCACTATGGGAACCTGATTGGTAAAAGCACCAGTGGTGATATTCCACTGGAACAAGCCCCACAATGTGTTAGCAGTATCTAACCAGTAATCGCCATCAGTTGGAGCCCCAGTGGGTCGTGTGAGACTGGCAGTTAGTTCTGCTAGATCGATGTTGGCACGCTGCACATAGGCCTGGTTGGTGATGCCCAAGGCCGAATAAGCTGCCAGCAAACCGTATTCATTAAGTTCATAACCATTGATGGGGGTACCAGCAGTGGTCTTGTAGAAGAAAGGCACACCAAAAGTGTTGCTGAGATCACGCTGGCTGGTTATGGTGTATACCTTGCCTGCATTAGCTGCCAGTGTGCCTGCGGCCACACCCACGCCTGAGCCAGAAACCTTGTTCTGCGCTGTGGCTATAAGCACATAAGGTACTGAGTTGGTGGTAGCTGGGATATACTGACTCTCGTCAATTACTGTTACTTCTACGCCTGGTGATAGTAGTGCCATTTTTGGTTCCTTCCGAAGTTGTAGATATTTAGCGGAAAGCACCAAAACCCTGGTGGATAGGCACCCTTACGGTAAGGTTCGCCTGGATAAGTACATCATGGATCGTCCACTATGCAAAGCCTGCAATCAGAGATTCCGGGCAGTGAACTGTTACCGCAACGGTAAAGTATATTACCGCAGCCGTTGTGAAGCATGCCTGCGTCGTGGGCGCAAAATCAAGCCTGCTCAGCCCAGATGGCAACAGGAAGGCTACAAGAAAAAACCCACCTGCGATCGTTGTGGGTTCAGGGCCAAGGTATCAGCACAGCTCTTGGTGTATCACACAGATGGTGACATGCGTAACTGTCAGCAGCGCAACCTGCGCACCATATGCCAGAACTGTGCAGTGGAAGTGGCTAGGCTGGATTTGCCTTGGCGTGTTGGGGATCTAGAAGCGGATCATTAAGTACCTGCTCTATCTGACGGAATGTGGCGTCAAAGCTGTGATTGTTGTCAATCACAGCATCAAAGTCAGTGCCCACCCAGGCCGTTTCGCTGGCATGTATGCCTGCCTCCTGCAGGCGTTGCTGAGCCACCCAGTCACCCGAGTTGGCTGCTACTGCTAACCCATACCACCAGGGATCGGGACCACGGCGTACACGGATCACATGCCCACCTGCCTGATGTATGGCCCGGATCTCGTTGGGGAATCTGCAATCTGTTATGACCACATCATCTGCGCCATTGCGCAGCCGGTTTTCCACGCTGGCCACCCAAATCTCATCATGGTAGCCTTGGCGGCACACTTCAGTGCCCCACTGTTGCAGCACTTGCCGGGGCGTGATTTCGCGCCCTAGACGCTGGCTCCACCACTCATCACGCTGCTCGCGCCAGGCCCTGCTTTGCTGGGTGCGCCCTTCCAGCAGCTCACGATCCCAGCCAAACACGGCACTCACAGCGTCTTTGAGAGTGCCTGCGAAGCTGATGCGGCGAAACTGGCGCACGTTGGCCAAGTAATCCGCTATGGTGTCCTTGCCGGAACCGATGAATCCACAGATGCCTATGATCATGCCAGTGCCTTGATCTTGAAGTATGCCAAAGTTTCTTGCAGCAGTTTGATCTGGCGGCGACAGTCCTCCAAAGCATGGTGGCTGGTGGGTGGTTTTTCTAGGTCAGGCCACAGGCTGAACACTGTGCGGCTGTCCCGCACTCGGTAATACTGCCAGGGTATGGGCTTGTTGTAGCTCTTGTAGGCATGTTCCAGGATGGTACAGTCAAACGTGGGACCTTGGCACCACAAGAACTTGCTGTGCCAGATCAGTTTGCCCAGCTCATCCAGGGCTTGATCCAAGGGCACACGGTCTCTCTCGTTGAAAGCTTCTTCTCGGGCAGCGTCCGGCTGTGTGGCCCACCAGTCCAGGGTGCCTTGATCTATGGTGCGATCTTCCTGGCTTTCCAAGGTGATTCTGGCATAGTAACTTTGATCGTAATAGCCATCACCAAAAGGATCAAAGCTCTGTGCTGCTATGGTCAGGATTGTGGCAGCGGGTGCCACGCCAATGGTTTCAATATCTATCATCAATGAGCTCATGCTGCATTATAGCAAGAGCCGATAAGGACTGCAAGTAGTGATTAACCAATCACCCAGGTCAGGGGCTGGGAACCGTCCACATAGATGCGCAGTTCTTCCACGCATTTGTCCATCTGGGCCTGTGCTTCGGCTTTCATGGCAGTACCGTTGAGGCTGGTACCTGATTGTGGTCCGGCTATAGTTTGGAACTTTTCCCGGGCTTCACCAATGATGTACTTGCAGTTGGCTACCATGTAGTCCCGAATCCACTGCCTGATTTGGAAATCGCTCAAGAGGTTGATTTCGGGTTTCAAGTTGTAGGTCCACAACAGCACGTTCTCTCCTGTGCCGCGCCAGTCCCGCACCATTTGCAGTTTCTTGGTCACAGGATTCCAGGTGTAGTTGACAAATCCACCAAACATGCGGGCGGCCAGTTCCACATACTGGGTATAGAAATCATAGGTAGCCAAGCCACCTGCCACGTTGAAGTTCATGAGATACACGTTTAAGCTGGCCTGAGTAAATGGATCAAAGTTGGATGCTTGGCTACCGGTGCTGTCACCAAAAGTGCGGCGGAAAATCTGGCGCACTTGTATGACCTCTTGAGGCAAGGTGTATATCTGCACATCCCGCACCAGGGTCAAAAAACTGTAACTTTCTTCGTAAGCGGCCTGGGCCCGTTGGCGATACACGCCAATGGTTTTTTGATACGCGGCTTCATAGTGTGCAGGATCCAGTTCCAGATCGATAATCTGGTTGGCCAGTTGTAGCTGCACATAATCAATCAGCTGTTGTTTGAGTGTTTCCAGTGTGGTTTCGGCCATGGCCTTGACTCCGTTTGATTATATTTATGGTTTTTGACTTGCCTTTTTGATGCGCTTGTATTTGATGCACCTCATATTTTTCAGGACAAAAGCCACATTGTGGTATAGGCTGTTTGATCTCATCCAGGATCTGTTGACCGCGCTGTGCAAAATCTTCAGCTGTGTACGGCCTATAAGCATTGAGACTGTCACGATCCTGTTGGCTGATAGCTAATGGATACTGCTGATCAAATTCGGGCAACAAGGCCACCGGTCCACATTTGTACAGTTTGCCTTTGATCAAGTGATAGGTTTTGTTTTGCACAAAGCTGCAATTTTCATGCGCCAGCAAGGGATCGCTTTGATGCAAGGTGAGATCTCCGTTTGCATCCGTGTGCAAACTACTGTCCACAAAACTATGACCCGGCTGGAACCAAACTCCCATTGGTAAAGCAGAGCTCACAAAATGTAGGTTGTCTGCTGGTCCAGCATGATGCTTTTGTCTGCCACCGCCTAAAAATTTATCTATCTGGTCACGCAGCCATGGCTGATCCTGGAGATTATGCGCTGTCACACACAACAGAATCTTGTTGTTGCGCAAGGTATCGCGCAATCCTGCCACGCGATTGATGTGATAACCATTGCTTACAAGATGTATGTTAGCCCGAGGCCACAGGGATCTGATTCCGGCGCACCATTCCAGCACAGTGGGATTCAGCAGAGGCTCGCCGCCTAAGATGGTTATCTTGTCAAAGTCCAATAGGTCAGCCCAGGCAGTATAGTCCTGGGCATGATCCTGCCAGCGTTGCCAGCCCCTAAACACATAGTTATTGAATCTGTTGCAATGCTCGCAGGCAAGATTGCACACATTGGTGATATAGAATTCTACTACAGGCAGGGTATGGGGCACGATGCCCCTATTTACCAAGCCCGCAGTATCACTAGATCCTCAGTGCCCCGGCCATTGAACTTGGTCTCAGTGGCCTTGATGTCCTTGAACACTTTGCGGGCAGCAGGCTTGCCACCTGCCATCAGGCTCTTGATCTGCTCTGCAGGCTTGCGCAGTGTCTTTTGGATGGTCTCAGCAGTGTCAAAGCCAATGATGGCATTGTTCTTCACAGTAAACGTACCCACATGGCTGTCTGCTACCACATGGATCAGCTTGCGTTTTTTGGTGTGATATAGCCAGGCTTCGGCGCAGTTGACCAAACGGTATGCGGGCTCTGACGTGAGCTTGAGCTCGGCAAATTCGCGCAGGAACTTGAACTTGGCGGCTTGTTTCTCTGGAGGCACAGCCTTTTTCTTGCGCGGCTTGCGCTCCACTTTCTTGATCTGCACATAAGCACCGCAGTCATTGACCACAGCTTCGCAGAACTTGACCATGTTCTTGAGTTCATTGCGACCCAGGTGGCCATAGCCTTCTACCAGCTGGGCATCCTTGCCCTTGAGTGCGATCTCCAGTTCAGCCTGATGATTTCGCCAGATGGTGGCAATGTCGTTTACCATCTGGGGCGCGATGTTCATGCCGCGCATGATGGCCATGGGCTTGAAGTCAGCTGTGAGTCGGCAGCCTCCGGCACGGAAGTCATCATACAGGCCCTCCAGCTCACCTGCGCACTCTGCTACTTTTTCACGCAGGCGATCCTGGATGTTGGGTTTGTTGGCGGCAGGTTCTTCTGTGGCCTGGGGTCGGGGAGCAGGTTCCTTGAGTGCCAGCAGGGCTTTGATACCATCTGCCACGTAGCGGCCTTCGCGGTCATTCAGCTCCAGACCCACCATGTTCATCCTGCACACCCAGGCCAGGGTGGTAGTGAATGCGCTGTCCGGCAAGGTGCGTATCTTTCGAGCGTCGGCTTTGCTGTCATTGTGCTCCAGCCAGGCCACGATCATGTCCCGGGCTTCTTTTTTGCTGTAGAAGTAGTTGTACCAGGCCAGTGCTTTGGAGAGATGGCCTGCACGATTTTCCGTGGGCTGCAAACGCCAAGTGGGTTCTTCGCCCCAGTATTTGGTATCCCCGCTTTTGGGAATCAGTGGTCGTATGGCGGACTTGTCGGTGGCTTTACGGGCTGTGGCCATGTGCGCTCCTTGAGGCTAAAAGGCTATTGTAACACAATGCTCATTTTGGGTCAACCTTCCCGCATGCTCAGTTGCACCCAGGTCAGCCACTTCTCATCTGTGAAGCCCACAAAATATGGGCGACGTCCTTTTTTATCGCCTGGATATTCAGGTTCACGGCGGGCACCAAACCAATCTCTCCACACGCTCACAGTGCCATCATCACGCACCCTGGGATATTGGCTACCAAAAGTTCGGATGCAGGCCCGGTCCCAGTCTGAACCCTGCCCGGCATAACCAGTGAATTTCAAGGCCACTGTGTATCCCAGTCGGAATGCTTTGTGGCGTCGATCCAGTTTGATCAGTTTCATGTTAGTATTTCAATCTGGCTATGAGTAGATGTTTTTCAAAGTTGTCAAAGGCCTGCTCGGCCCGGTGGTATATTTCTTCATATTGCCTGGTGGTTCTTTGCAGCCTACGGCAGTTGACTGCTTCCTGGCTGAGTTCTGTTAGCAGGCGTTCTGCTGCATTCAGCATGATCTGGAGATCTTGGCGGGCGCGGTTGTTGCGTATGTGCGTCCAGAGCTGCGCCCTGCAATCCAAACTTCTCTGTGTTAATTCATCCATACCAGTATTTTATGACAAATGGGTTTTCTGGTCAACCTTGCCCATAAATACAGCACTATGCCCCGCCTCAGCCTATACCGCCCCAACAAAACCAACGATTATCGTTTTTTTGACCGCACCATTTCGGAAATGTACACCGTGGGCGGACTGGATATCTACGTCCACAAATATCTAGGCCCGCAGACTGGGGATGTGGGTGACAATGATGCCACCCTGCCCGTTTATGACACCAGCAATCCTTTGTTCATTGAAGATCTGCTGTTGCTGGAAAACCGCGATCGCAAGTACGACGCAGATGTGTATGTCATGCGCGGTGTGTATCGCACCCAGGACATCGACTTCAACCTCACACAGTTTGGTCTGTTTCTCAACAATGATACCTTGTTCATAACATTCCACTACAATGACATGATCGACACGTTTGGACGCAAGCTGATGGCAGGAGATGTGTTAGAGCTGCCCAATCTCAAGGACTACAATCCTTTGAACTCTAATCTGGCTTTGGCTTTGCCCAAATACTATGTGATCCAGGACGCGGCTTTTGCTTCAGAAGGATTCAGCCAGACTTGGTTGCCACATCTATGGCGTGTGAAAGCCACGCCCATGGTCAATGCACAGGAATACAATGACATCACTAACAAACCGTTTGAACCAGACAACATCTGGGATAATGGTAACTTTTATCCTGCTGGTACTATAGTGAAGAACGGCGACAGTTACTATATTGCAGCACAAAATGTCCCACCGGGCACTGATATCACCAATACCACATACTGGACACCCAAGACTCCCGACACAATCGCGGACAAACAGAGCACTCGTCCCAAAGATCTGGAGATCAACGACGCAATCTTGGTGCAGGCAGGTATAGAAGTACCACTCAGTGGTTACGACACAGTAAAATTCTTTATCTTGCCTACCACGGAAAGTGGTCAACCAGCAGGCACTGGGCTCACAGCAGACGGCACATCAAACACAGCTGATGGTACGCAACCCGGCGAGAATATCACTCCACGAGCAGATGGTTATACCATGGGCTATCTGACCGGTGACGGTATAGCTCCAAATGGTTTGCCTGTGACCCCAGGTGTGAGCTTTCCTGCCAATCCTTCGCTAGGAGACTATGCTCTGCGCCTGGACTATGTACCCAATCGTTTGTTCCGATACAACGGTGCCACCTGGGTCAAGATCGAAGACAAGGTACGAACAGGTCTGGATCTGGACCAGAGTGCCAAGACCTTGCGAGCCGGCTTTGTGAACAACGACGCCATGGTACAGACGACCGATCGTGGACTCATACCCAGTCGACAGAGCCTCAGCCAGATTCTCAAACCCAATGCAGACAACGGAGGCTAACTGATGCCAGGTCCAACTTTTTTTTACGACGAACAGATACGTCGTTTTCTCTTGCAGTTTGCCAGGATCTTTTCTAACTTTAGCATTGAGTACGGTCGCAATGAAGAAGGTACCGATCATGCTTTGGTAAGAGTACCTGTGCGGTATGGTGACAGCACACGCCAAGCATCTACCATCATGCAGCAGAACTCTGCCAATCAGTTGCCAAGCACGCCGCTCATGACATTTTATATCAGTGCGCTAGATTATGACCGGCCCAGGATGCAAGAGCCTAGCTTTGTGAGCAATACCCAGGTACGCCAGAGATTATATGACACAGCCACAGACACCTATGAAACCACACAGGGCAATGCGTTCACCATAGAACGCTTGATGCCTGTGCCCTACAAGCTCACGCTTAAACTGGATATTTGGACATCAAACACCAATCAAAAGATGCAGTTGTTGGAACAGATGTTGGTGCTGTTCAATCCTAGTTTGGAGATACAGAGCACTGACAATTACATAGATTGGACCAGTCTCAGCATCTGTGAACTTGAAAGCCTGATCTGGAGCAGCAGAACCATACCTCAAGGCACAGACGATCCCATTGACATCGCCACTCTCACGTTCAACTTGCCTATCTGGATTTCAAGTCCAGCCAAGGTCAAGAAACTGGGTGTGGTAGAACGCATAGTGGCCAGCATCTATGATGCACAAGGTGATGCAGCCACTGCCATAACAGACAATGATCTATTATTGGGCACGCGGCAAAAGTTCACCCCTTACAATTATCAAGCTCTGTTGATTGGCAACAAGATACAGGCATTACGCACCCAACAAGTGATAGATCAACCCAATACCAGCCTTGCACCGCCAGACTCACCTCCCAGTAATCTCTTGTGGTCGGCTGTGGTAGGTCAATATGGCGTGCTCCGACCTGGCATCAGCTATATAGTATTGGATCAAGAAGATGGATCAGAGGTAACCGGCACTGTGGCATACGATCCCACGGACGATCGTTTTCTATTGTTCGATCTAGACACAGATACCATACCAACCAACACTTTGGCGCCTGTGGATGCAGTGATTGATCCGTTGTTGAGTGGCCCCGGAGCTGGCTTGCCCGCAGCCACAACAGGAACCAGATATTTGTTGACTCAGGCCACTGGATCAGAAAGCAATGTTTTCAATCCAGCAGCATGGATCGGGTCAGATGGTAGGCCTTTGATAGCGCAGGCCAATGACATAATAGAGTATACAGGCACAAGATGGAGAGTCACATTCATAGCAAGGACCATATCTACCACGGAATACGTGACCAATATAACCACGGGCATACAGTATCAATGGACTGGAGCAGAATGGATCAAAAGCTATCAAGGTCTCTACCCCGGAGGCACATGGAGCCTGGTGTTATAAACGCAGTAGGCGTATGGTTCTACAGCACCACCACACATCGTTATCTGTATCTCATGCGCGATGATCCAAGACATCCTGGCAGTTGGGCTTTGCCCGGCGGCAAGATTGAACCTGGTGAAACTTTGATCAGCGCCATGCAGCGCGAATGTGAAGAAGAACTGGGCTTCATGCCTAAGTATACCAAGCTCATGCCCCTGGAAAAGTTCACCAGTGCTGATCAAGGTTTTGTGTACAACACATTTTTCTGTGCTGTGGACTCAGAGTTTCAACCACAGTTAAATCACGAACACCTAGGTTGGGCTTGGATAGCCAGTGGTCAGTGGCCGCGCCCCATGCATCCAGGATTATGGAGCACTATCAAGATAGAAGAAGTGCAGGGCAAGATCCTGCAGGTCCAACAAAGCCTGCTTTAATCAAAGAAAAACATTTGCCACAGCCGGCTGTTTTCAGCAGTGAAGCCAAAATATTTGCTGGCTGCATGCAGGTAACCTGCATTGAATATCACAAGCCGGTTGTACACATTGCCCAGCACATCCACTGTCTCAAACCTGGTACCATCAAAGTTGCGTGATCCTGGCAAGAAACAACGTTGTATATCTGCATGATTCAGGTGCCTGATATCTGTGCCTTTGAGCGCATAAGTGCTAGTACCTGTTTCATAGGGCGCATTGGGTGTGAGATAGATCATGCCCGCCCAGGCCTGAAGATCGCAGTGATACACCAAAGGTTCACCTGCCTTGCAATACTGGAAGCGACCATTCATGCCATGATCTTGCCAACGAGTGATTGAACGACCCATGATCTGCTCAAAGCGTTCTTTCAATCCTGGGAACAAGAACTGGCGTTCGGTGCGAGTGCCGATATAACCCTGCTCACCATCTACATTGTGCTGATACTGCTGCTGTAAGGCAAAGTCACGTATGGCATCAGGATCAGTATAGAAGTTATCTACCACCCAAAAACCCGGCTGGCTTTGTGGATTGAATATGCTAGAATCTAGGATCCTAGGTGCAGCCACAGTCGATGCTACTGGTGGTGCCGCAGTCTTGGGCTCAGGGAACATGTAATCTAAGGCAAACTTGGCACCAGGTTCCGTTGCCCGTAACCTATCACGAATGGCTGTGTCCACCTGGTCAGGATGCACCCACCAATCCTCATAGCTGTTGATTCGATTATATGCCACGTCACCAACCAGGAGCTGGTAACCTTGAGCTTGCAGATATGCTCGACTGCGATCTCGTACTGTGGCATCTGAATAGTGGTCGTGTTCAAACGTGATAACCGAGAACTTGTACTGATCAAAAGGTATGCGCTGCAAGATCTCAAACGTGGTCTCAGGTGGTTCGCAGTCTACCTGCAAGTAATCCACATGGTTGGTATTTGTGATTTCTTTCAGCAGGTCAACATAGTTGACTCGAGTAGCATCAGCACACAGGGCACGATTGCGACGCTGATTGGCGAAATCAACTATCTTGGCCATGTCTATGTCTATGCTGATACCAGTCCAGCCAAAGCCAGTTTCCAGCAGGGCTGTGTTGTTGCCCGAGAACGGTTCCGCGCTACCAATCTCTAGATATGTGCCACCACGCCGGCCCCCCAAGGCAGCCAACACAAACAGGTCCTGATAGCTCTGGCTATAATTCTTTTGTACTTGATCCAGTCCTGGGAATGGGGCTCGCATGCGGCTGGCTAGGGCCGGATCATAGGGTGTGTGTAGGTATCTACCCAGACCTTGTTTCACCGGAGGTAGGTTGCGTGGATCACCACAGGTTTTCAAGTTGTTGATCACCGCGTTGTAATGTGCGTCATCCAAGGCATGATTGATCTTGAGATCCCACATGATCTCACGGCTCTCTTCGGTGTGTCCTACCCACCATGCAGCCACACCCTTGGCAAATAGAAGACCCCAGTGTCCAGGATACTGCACATTGGTGGGCAAGCCACCAAGACCAAAGTCACAGGTTTGCAAGCCCAAGCAGGCCACTGTGTAACTGTCCTGCCACTGCCGCTGGCGTTCATGCAGCCTAGCCAACAAGAAATAGGCTTCAGGACGAGTGGGTATCAAAGTGATGGCCTTGAGCAGCAGAGTCTTTTCAGTGTCGTCCCGGGTCTGCTGGCGCTCAAAACACAAGGCCATCCTGAGCAGGGCTTCGTATTGCTGTTGGTCTGTGGTACTGCGCTCTGCTGTGCGCAGATAGAAACTGATGGCAGCACCTGTCTGTCCCATGAGATCATATTCCAGGCCCAGATCAAAGTTGGCCTGGGCATCTTGTGGATTCTGGATGTAGTTTTGTAAGTGTTTCATTAGGTGACCCCGGGGTAGAACTTGATGGGCTGTGGCGCAGGGTGTGCGCCATTCTCACAGTGTAGGCACATGTCATAGCAGGTCTGTGTTTGTGGCAGGATCTCCTCATAGGTCTGGCTGTTGAGGTTGCCTATGATGTTTTCTAAACCATAATCCATGCAGCACAGACTCACATCACCATTGGGCAGCAACACATTGTGATAGAGATGCTCCACACAACCACAGGTCCTGGGTCCATCTGTGTGCTCAATACGGTTCCAGCGATTCTGCAAGGGCACAAGAGCAGGTTTCAGCAGGCTTTCACGACTGAGGTTACCTGCTCTATCCCACATGGTGCTGGGCCGCGGTGCAGGAAACAAATGCCGGATTTCGGGATGCAGGTCCTGACCCATGCTCATGGTCTGGAAGTTGTGTATGCCATGTTGGTTGTCTCGGAACCAAGTCAAGGTGCGGATATAACCTGGGGTGATAGGGTGGCGAGCCAGCATCTCGCTGTCAGGCAGGTGCAAGGTGAATCCACCATTGGGCTCGCCTGCGAATGGTATGTGGGCTATGCTTTCCGCATCCTCCACACTCATGCCCACGCCCGTGGTGAACACGCTCACAGGATGCCCACGCTCATGTGCATACAGTACCATGGCGCTACAGTTCTTGTTCATCCAGGGCTCAATGAATCCTGAGAACGTGATACGCACTTCACGTGGCACAGTTTCTATCATGCGCTGGAAATCTTCCAGGGTCATGGTGCGTTTACCCTTATATACTTTTTCCAAGGTGCGCTGTGGACAGAACACACAATCTACAACACAACCTTTGGCAGGCACAGAAGTTGTGACCTCCAAGGTGGCTGCTGGAAATGTGTTCCAGAGTTTTTTCTCTGCTACTGGCACGCGGTTGTCGATGTAGATGTTGATGGCGCTGTAGTGATCTATGAACCAGTCACACCAGAGATTGGCCATGATATCCACATAGTCCAGGCTCAGCACACGATGCGTGGGCATGTCACGCAGGTAGGTGTCACGGAACTGTCGGAACTTTTGTTTGAGTTCTGGTGTGTTGAGATGGAACTCTCCGGCTATCTTCTTGACATTGTGCATGATCCATTCACGATTTTCATCGTTGAAGATATCGTATTCACCACCTTCGCAGTCGGTCTTGAGAAAGTCAATCTGGGTGATGTTGTTTTGGCTTATCAGCGTCTTGAAAGAGATAGTGTCTGTGATCCGGCCATCTGTGCCATCGCTCATGAGCTGTTTGCCGGGTTCAAACATGCCACTCAAGTAGTTAGCACCGTCTCTTGGACCCAGGCCACAGTTTATGGCAGTCACAGGCACGTGGGTGGTGGCCAAGTTCTTTTGCAGTGTGCGGAACAGATCTGGCTCAGGTTCCAGGCAGTAGATGTGTGC